TGTATCTGTGTATCTGTTAGGTTTTCACCTAATCGCGCCTTAGCATCTTCTATGAAACCATCCATAAAACTTGCTACAGGTACATACTTATCAATAAGGTCTGTGACAAAACCTTCAGAATCTAACGCATTTACTATCTGTTGTGCGGATAAGTCTTGTCCTGTAATTTCTGCAGCTACACTGGTGTAGATTGAGTCTTTAACCCCTTCAGCAAGGTTATTAAACTCTTTACCAAATCCTGTCTTCTGCAGGGCGTCATCAATGTTACCCATGACTGCATCTGTCGCAGCTTCTAGTCCTGCATTTACACCCCCAAGCGCCGATGACTGTGCAAATGCTTTAGCCGCAGCTTTTATGTCACCTGTTCTTGCAAATGTTTTAGCGGCAGACTTTGTACCTGCGCCTAACACGTTAGACACTGTACTCGCTAATTTTGTGTTAGAGATAGCCTTAGACGTTATATTTTCTACTGTAGGGTTAATATAAGTACCTGCGACTTTACCTGCATAGGTACCCGCAAAACTAATGGCGGCAGATTTAACCGCGTCTTCAAGACTACCGCCATTAACCAGTGTTTGTGTGCCGCTAGCCAACGGTATTACCCACGAAGCAGCGCCTGTCAGTTGTGCTGCAGTTACAGCAGTGCCAGTAACCCCTGATAAAAATGGTGCTGCGTATGGTGCTGCTACTGTAACTGCTAGTGTAGCTATAGCTTCGATTGGATTGTCAAGCGCGTAGTCAATAACGTCACCAACAGCATCAATAACAGGTTCGACTACTTCGTCTACAACCCATTCAACTGCGTCTCCAACGGCACCAACGACATCTTCTACAATGTCTACTGCTGTATCAATAACGTCTTCTACGAGGTTAACAATCGGACTCATCTATGTTGCCTCTTCCAAAGGAGTGTCGCTTATAGTTACATAGGCACGAGAACCACCATTAGCTTTACGCCCTACAGCAACGCTCCCAGTTCCATTCTTATCAGTATACCGTTTCCACGTCTTGAAGGCTGTGTCGTATATATCGCCTTCGTAGTCCGCTATGTAACGTCTTACTCCCAACTTCTGTAAGTGGTTAAAATACTTTAACCCAGAAGCTATGAAGTTTTGTGCGGTATCTATGTTTAGTGCACGGCCCCACATAAGGTCTTTGTTTTCGCCTTTACCCCTATGCCCAATAAACGCAGTATTACCAAACTGCACCAGATCGGTACTAGGTAGCGTGATCTCTTTCATTATAGAGGCCGTAACAATCTCGGTAGGATATCCTGTATTATTATAATTCTCCGCAAATTCCATTATAATCTGCGCAGGTTCTAGCTGTTGTTCTTTGCTGTCGATTACAACGGTCATGTTACACCTCTGTCGAGAATACGGCTGCAGCATACGTGTTGCCCATACCCGCAGCTAAACTCATAAACGGTCCCTTGTCTGGGACTGGCGCATCATGAGACAGAAACACGTCATCACGTTCTGTCCTATTGAGAATTTTTGGTACAATACCGCGTTTCATATCATTTAGCAACAACCCAGTTTCCATGAGGCCGCTTGCGCTTAAAGTGTGCCCAATACTAGGTTTATATGATGTTGCGATAAAATCTGACAGAGAACGGTTCAAAGCTGCACGTTCTGACTTGTTATTCATCTGCGTACCAGTGCCGTGTGTCTTTACTAGGTTAATCTTCTTTGGATCAACCTTTGCTACCTCTAGCGCACCTTGTATCGCTTTATAGTACCCATCACCATCTTCACGCTGTCCAAGTGGGTTCGTGTTGTCTTCCGCTGCAGCGTATGCGCCTAAGAACTTACAGAGTGGGTCAGCCATATTTTTATGTTCTTTCTCAAACACGGCTATGGCGCAGCCCTGACCCACGTGGAATCCGTAGTTTTCACTGTCAAACGCTGATGGTACGCGGTCAGACTCAAGCGGTATATGCCCATTAGCCTCACCAAAGAACTCTAACGTCTGTACGTTTGTAGAATCCTCGCCCGCCATAACGATAGCACGGTCAAACCCGTAGAGGTGAAACAGGTGCTGCATGTCCATCATAATCTTTAGGCTAGACGCACAGGCACTAGCATCTGTAGACACGTGGTCTTTGACGTGGAACACGCTAGCAATACGCCCTGCGTAGATATTTGTCAGTGTAATAAACGGTATCTTGCACTTGTGATGTAGCAGTGCATCGGGGTTCTGGTCGTACTTGCCACTGTTTGGCCCCCACCCTTGACTACCTGCTGCAAACAAAAACGCTGTCTTACCCTCTACTGGGTTGTTATTAACGTAGTCGATCAGGTCTTGCGTAATGATTCGGTCAAACGCTTCGTGCGGTGGGTAGAATAGGCCAGACTTGGCACGCTTATACAGCTTTAGGTCTACGTTGGCTTTTTGAGGGAACGTAATGTCGTCAATATCCACGATCTCTGTGGTGCAGAACGTGTTACACTTTGTCATGTAGATCATGCCACTTCCTCCATTGCTGCTTCTACTGTTTCAAAGTCACGTGTCTTGTTCTCTTGAAACCATTTATACAGATCACGCAGAGACACGTTTGGTACGTTGTGTTCCTGTTCTGCTGGGATACTGTATATGTCTGCTAGCAATGTAAGAGTTAGCACTTTGTCGAGGCTATCTAGCCCCATTTCTTCCTCAGTAACTTTTACGTCTAAGTTATCTGGCTGTTTGTAGTCGTCTAGTCGTGGTTTTGCCTCGCGTACACAGGCATCCCATAGTTCTAAGAATTGAGTTTCAGTAATCATTTTCGCACCTAGTTGTTAAGGGTGCTTTTATTATAGGTTACTTACGAACGAAACTGCAACCACTGTTGATGGCAAACCCGGGTGTGGCGCTGTAGCAGCTTCTGTGTGTAGATTAAGTTGTGTATCGCTAGTAGCCCAATACATTTCAATGTACTGCCCTGCGGTTAAGTCGATAGAAAAGTTCCAATGCACCGCTATGTCATCGTTGCCTTTAATAGTATTTTTCTGTCCACCGTAAGACTGATCGGTACCGTTCTTGTTAATCCACGTCCACAACGTAGCCGCTGATGAGTTGTTATGCTCTAACTGCAGGGTTACTTGGAAGTTATACACCCCGTCATCTGTCGCTGTTATTCTTGTGTTATCTGTGCCGCCAATACTTATGCCGTTACCGATATAGGTATTCTCAAACTCTACTGGGTAACCCGTATTTGCAAGTGCAGCCGTCTGATCTACGGTGCTGTAGAACAACCCACGAGGCATGTAGAGAAACTTACCGCCGTCATCTGTGCTAGTTATAGTGTCAAACGCGTTGACAAGCCTGTTAAAAAATAGACGCAGTACGTTACTATTCTGATCCATAAATGGACGGTCATAGCCTTCAGGGGCAAGCGGGAGCGCAGGTGGTGCAGGTCTGTCTAACTCGTTAGCCATTAACGTCTCCCGTCAGGACGCATATCAATCCGTGGTGCACCGAGCTGCCACTGCACACCTTCTTCTGTTGATTCTACTTTCATAGCCAACTGTCGGCCTCGCACACGGGTGTATATTTGTCCTGTGTAGGCTTCTACAGGTAGCACGGCTGTGCGCGTTATTGTGCGTGAGTTACTACCACCTTCAGAGGCAGGGCTGTTGTACCCAGAACCCGAGTTAGCAAGCGGTAGTAACGTCATTGTCGCACTGGGGGAGCCTGTTGTAGAACCATCGAAACGTATGTCGGGCAGAATACGCCATATAAAGGCAAACTGATGTCCATCTTCTAAATCAAACTCTGCAGAAGCTACATACGAGTGGATAGCCGCAGTAGTCCCTGTCTCGTTGTCATCTACGCCTTCTTCGTGGTTTACAAGGTTATACGAATAGGTAGCCGCAAGTGGTTTACCGCGCAAACCAGAATCAAGCCACGCAGTACGTGCCATAGTGCCATAGTACCAAATGTCTTCTAGGTAATTATACACTACATAACGGTCTATGTTTGTTGCATTTGCAGAACAATAGAACCACCATACTTCATGGTAAGATTCATTGGTACCTGCGAATACCTGTTCATACTGTTGTTCATTAAAGTCATCAAAAATAAACTTACGAAGATCACAACGTAAAGGCTGCGTACGTCCATCGTACTTGTAAAACTTATCTTTACCCATCCAGTAGGCTACACCATTCGCATAAGCCACACAGTTTTGGGATGCAGTAGATATGTTTTCACCAACAAGCTGTGCAGACCATACCACAGGGGCACCTACATACTGCAAAGAATACATTGCCGAATCAGTCCAGACCAACACCTCTTGTCGAGCCTGCTTTGCTGCAATAATCTCAGTGCCGTTTGATAAGGTTAAAAACCCTGCTTGATTGGTAGAAGCAGGCGTCCAGTTTGTCACGCTACCTTGATCTGACCAGCGAATTAACATCGGGTTCACCGTAGCGCTACCAAACTCATTTGCACCAAACGCAAACACAAATCTATTGATGTCTGATATTTCTATAAGTCTTTGGCTTGTGGGCACGTTACTCGCACCAGAAAGTGTGGATAACTCAACACCACGTGTGGTTAATCCGTTGGTCGCGTCCCAGTAGTACATTGCACCGCCGCGTGGGCCAAACACAAGGTCTTCACCAAAGTTAGATTGGCTCCAGAGACGTATGGATTCTGTAGATGTTGAACCTACACCCCAAGTACCTGAACTCCAAGAACTTGCGCCCCAACCTGTAAGAGGGATGGCAAACGCTGTACCGACATTAATCTGGTATGCGGCAGACACCGTACCACCACCTGTCGCCGTAGACGTAGCGTTAGACCCTGCATCTATTGTGTATTCGTTAGCTGTAGTGGTTAGGGTTATCTGATATTCACCGTTTAGTGTAAGTCCGCCAACAGCAGTAGCACCGCTATAGGTAACAAAATCACCGTCTACATACCCACCATTTGCATCTGTAACCGTAACAATAGGAGAACCAGATGTAGTTTCGAACGGGTCAGTCAGAGATACTGTGTCACGCAATGGGGTAACGTCCGTATATGCACCGCCGTTTTCGATG